CCAAAATGTCAGAAGAACTTAACACAAAGTTGGAAGAGCTTCTAGATGCCGAACTAACTGAGGACGAAGTTACCAAAATGGAAGAAGAAATGCAAAGTTTGGAAGAAGTTGAAGAGGTAGGTGGAGTCGTAAAGATGAAGCAAACCGGTTCAACCGCATCCAAACCTTCCGCTGGTGGTGGCGAGAAATCAGAACTAAAAGACGATTCGGATGAGTTGGCCAAAGAGGTCACTGATCCTAAAGATGCACAGTCTATTGGTAAAGCCGCTGCTAGTAAGATGAGCCCAGCCAAGAAAACTAATGCAGGTAATGGTTCTGAAGCAAAAGTCAAACAGGGAAGTTCTGCAACTGCTACTCCAGGTGATTCGATGAAACTCGCTGCCGGCGATGAGATTGATCACGATGGAGCACAACTAGAGGAAGCCAGAATGACCAAGGCAAAAATGCTTGAGAATCTTAAAGCGTCTATTGAGGACCTAGGAAAACTTAACAAATCTCAACTTTCTGCGGTGCATGAGAAAATCAATGCAGCAATGAAAGGTGATGATGAAGTTTCGGAGTCCAAGGAAGATACAGAGCTAAAAGAACTGCAAGCACAGAAGAAAGAAATCGAAGAGCGTATGAAGAAGATTTCTGTAAAAGAAGATGTTGCAGCGCTAGTTGACGGCGAAGAACTCTCTGAGGAATTCAAAGACAAAGCAGCTATCATTTTCGAGACAGCGGTAAAGTCCAAAGTCTCTGCAGAAATTATCAAGCTTGAAGAGGAGTATGCTGAAAGGCTAGAGAGTGATGTTGCTCATGCTGTTTCTGAAACATCCGATAAGGTAGATTCGTACCTTGCGTATGTTGTGGAAGAGTGGATGAAACATAACGAAGTAGCTATTGAGCATAAACTCAAAACAGAAATCACAGAGAATTTCATTACAGGCCTTAGAGGTTTGTTTGAAGAACACCATATCACTGTTCCGGACGAGCAGTTTGATATTCTCGAAGCTGCTGCACAGCAGGCTGACGAAATGGAAGCCAAGTTGAATGAGCAGACAGAAAAGAATATTGAACTTAGCCAGATGGTTGGTGAGTTGGAGCAACAGGAAATTCTTATTGATGTGGCTTCCGGCCTAGCGGACACGGAAGTAGAGAAATTTGTTGGACTGGCTGAAAGTGTTGGGTACGAAGGTAGCGAAGATTATCGTAATAAGTTGAATACGATTAAAGAGAGTTATTTTCAACGGACAGTAAAGGAAGACGATGTTGAGGCAGCACCAGTTTATCATGAGTTAGGCGATGTTAGCTCTAATATGGCTGCTTATATGACTGCAATCGGTAAACAAGATAAGCGTGCGCAGAAATAATAATTAATATAAATAGTACTAAAATTAGGAGATACTAATAATGTTCAATTCAGAACAACTACAGGAAAAGTGGCAGCCAGTACTAGAGCATGCTGATCTCCCTGAGATCAAAGACGCCTATAAAAAAGCAGTCACAACTGTAATTCTAGAGAACCAAGAAAAGTCGATGTCGGAAGACAGAGCTTTCTTAAACGAGGCAGTCCCGACTAACTCTACGGGTGGCAATATCAATAACTGGGATCCGATCCTTATTTCATTGATTCGCCGTTCAATGCCTAACCTTATCGCTTATGATATCTGCGGTGTCCAGCCAATGTCTGGCCCCACAGGCCTCATCTTTGCGATGAAATCAAAATACACCAACCAGGGTGGTGCCGAAGCTTTCATGACGGAAGCCGACACTGACTTTGCGGCTGAAGATGCGGCCGGCGATATGCAGAACATCAACCACACAGGTTCCGATGTCCTTTCTGATATGTCTGCCCACATCACAGTCGGTGGTATGTCAACAGCTCAGGCGGAACAGCTGGGTGATGTAACAGCTAACTCTTTTGCAGAGATGGCTTTCAGCATTGATAAAGTGACCGTGACTGCGAAGTCCCGTGCGCTCAAAGCTGAGTATTCGATGGAACTTGCTCAGGATCTTAAGGCCATTCATGGTCTAGATGCTGAGACAGAGCTTGCTAACATTTTGAGCTCTGAGATCCT